TTTAGCTTTCCAGTCGCTTGAACGCCCGCAAGCAAATCATCAATCGCGATACAAGTAATCGCCATTGTGGTATTGATAGCCTTAAACGCCGCAACCATATGATGCAATTGAGAACCCGCGCCGTACTTTTCACGCGCCTGAGCCTCATCGGTAATCTCTGAAACGGTTAGCTCAGCTTCAGTTCCCGAAGCAAGCTTTTGACCGATAATCAAAGCCGTATAAGGTTGAGAAGAAAGCCCTTGAACCGCTCGCGAGTTATCGAACTCGGCATAGAGGAAAGGCACCCGCAAATTATTTGGGACTTGATTAAATGGGACTGTCACTTATCCGACTCCTTCATTAATTCAGGCTTAGGCTCCAATACCTCGACCTTTTTTGTTTTACATTCAACCACGGATCCATCCTTTAAACGGCGTCTCCAATAGCTAGTCAATTTCTTTTTCTCGCCTTTAGGATCTAAGATCTTTTTAGACTTTGGATCCCTCACAACCAATTTCTCGGATGCTGGCTTGATAACTTTAAAATCCATACCTCAAATCCTTTAAACAGTAGGCACCGAAAATTGATCGGTGGAATTTTCTGAATCAGCACCGACACTAAACTCGGCGTTTACAGTTTCAAGATCGACTAATCTAGGTTGTTTTTCACTGACACCGACAATATAAACGATATCAATTTGAACCGATCCTGAGGCAACAATCTCTTGAGCGCCTTTTTCAAATTCAACGCTCGCACTCGTAATTTCTAAACTCTCAAAAAGACATCTAAAATCATCGTCGAATTTTTCTCTATAAGCTAAGGCTTGCTCAACTTGCCAAACAAGAAAATCAACTTTATCTGAAACAACGCCCTCTTTTCGATCTTTAACCTTGCATTGAATATCTAGGGTTAAAGTCTTTTTCCATCGCTTCGGAGACTCCTCGAAAATCTCGGATCGCTCGTCTACGGTATTCACTGATATGGCGGGGATTTCTTCTATCCAAGTGGAATGGGTTGCGTTTGAAACTACGTTTTTACCGGCTTCGGTATCTGCATTTTTGAGCGTTTCGACTATTTCGTGCCGAATCTTAGCTTTTGGAACTAGCTTGTAAGCTTTGTTAACGCTCATCGTAGTTAAAGACTTCCCTATCCTCTACCATTATCAGCCTAGCGCCGCCTTGCCCATCCTCTAAGCTATCGGTAACTAGGTAAGTTTTCTTTTTGATAAAAACCTTATCATTTTTTTCAGGCTCACGCCTTAAATCCCTCAATCTTATTCCGAGATTTGGAGCGTTCCCGCTTATCTCGTTTTCGGTATCAGGATCGACAAATGTAAACATCAAATCGAAAACGGCGTCGATTTCATAAGGCGATCCCCCTTTGCAATGTTGGTATAAAACCTTTTCACCACAACAAGGGATCGCCACACCTAAAAGATCATCGACTAGACCTTTAAAGGACATTAAGAACCTACAACGCCTGAGCCGCCTAAAAGAGCTTTGACAGTAGCAGAAGTCGCAACATCTTCAGCCGCATAAGCGACATGAGTGTTACCAAGTGCTACCGTAGTTAAGCGAGCCTCAGCAGAATCCCAATAAAGCAAGTCGCCTTGAGAAGCAGTATCGGCCGCATCCATAGCTACCTCGTAAACACCACAAACAGAAACCGAACCAGTTTCTCCGGTTGCGATATCAGTTTGAGGAACCGCGAGCATTGATCCCATAAGGAAAGCCACGCCGGAGGTTAAATCAGCCGCCGCAACGTGATCTAAAATTTTTCCCGGTTGAATATAATTTTTCATTTTTCATCCCTTTAAAAATCGTTAGAGGGGATCAAATGATCCCCTTAGTTTAATTAGACGCCTGAGGACTTGTAGAAACCACGATAGTCAATTGGCGCAACGCCTATCTCATGGCGAACTTTCCACTTTACGCCATCAGTATCGAAATCGTCTTTTCTTTCCATTGACGGCTCACTCATTCCAGAAAGGGTAGCAAGCTCGATCATATCGATTCCTCTCATATCGCTTGCAAGATACCACTCAACCGCCGAAGAATCATCAAGTCGAGGCTCAACGATAAGCTCTAGCGGGGTACGACCTTGCGGAGCGAATGGGTTAACATCGCCTGAAGCTTGAGGAGAAATTGAGCTGATAAGTTGCTCAGCCGCAGTCTCAAGAGCTACCGGAACGATCAAATAACGAGGAGTAAGGTTTAATCTTGCCTCATCATCTAGCCCTTTTTGCTTTCTCATTGCAGCGCGAGCCGCAGAAAGACTCGTGCTTGATAGAGCGCCTGAGCCAAGGTTGCCATGAGCCGCATTAAACAATGCAACGCCGTCACCCATTACAGGATTACCAGTTAAAACGCCAAAGCACTTGTCGGCTTCTAGTCGTTTACTAGCGTCCCCCATTAACATTGGGATGCGATTGAAAGCATCGAGATCATCATTGATAAGCATCTCTCTAGTGAAAGAAATGAATCGGCCGTAAGTTTTTACGCCGTAAGACTCTTTCCCTTCTCCAACGGTTGAACCCTTGTACTCGGAACCTTCAGGTTTCTCAAGTAGTCCAGAGAACTCACCAAGTTGATATCTTTTGATATCTTTGAAGTCGTTTGTTGTAACTCTGCGAGTGAAAGAATCAAACGCCGACGGTGCTTCCATATAAGCTTGGCGCAAAGTTTTCTTTGCAGCATCTTCTAGGATTTTCGGAAAATCGCTAGTTGAATGGAATGCACGTTCCGCAATTTGCGAAGGATTCATCGCAAAATCACGATCGTTTAACGCAACGCGAGCCATATTTAAAACGCTCATATTTGCGTATTTTTGACCAACTTCTTCACAATCCTTTTTAGCACCTGATCGGTACAAGATTGCTTCAGTCATTCCGCGAGTCATATTTTCTTTTTCATCGCGAACAACTTCAACGCGCTCGGTCTGTTGGTGAGTATCTGCTTGAGCTTTCGCCGCAAGGCTAATCACTTCTTTTCTCACCTGATCGATAGCAGTTCCCTCATCAATGAATTTCTTAGCAACATCGTCGCCAAGGCCAAGACTACGGCAAGAATCATTAATTTCGGCAACGCGATCGCGCTCAACCTTAATTGCTTCACTACGGATAGCATCAACATCAACCTCCGCTTTAGGCTCAACTTTAGGCTCAACCTTCGGCGCACTTTCGTTTTGTCGCATCTCTGTTTCCTCCATTAAGATTTGACACGCATTTAACTCATTACCGCTATTCCGAGCTTGCGCGCCGGGATCTGCGGGAATAGTAACTAAACTTAATTCAGTCGGCTCCCAATCAATAGCTCGAAGGATTCTTTTGTCCTCCTCTTGACGTTCTTCAAAAGAATGAACGCGATAGCCGACTGAGAAATTTCTTAAAATCCCATTTTTAACATCTCTAAAAATAGGCTCAACATCTTCTCTATCTGAAAAACGTATTCTAGCAATGCCGACACCGTTTTCAACTCTCGCAGCTTCAACCACACCTAAAACGGATTCAACGCCTCCGCTTCTATCGTGATTATTCAAAAGCTGAGCGCCGTTATTGAACCTCTCAAGTCGAACGTTGTCCTCACCCATCGCAAGCTCCTCAACAAAAGACCCCTCTAAAAAGTCGAATCTCTTAACTTGAGCGCCTGTGGAAAAAGTAACCTCTAACGTGCGAGCCTCTTCATTCAAGCTATCGGGCATAAACCGAGTCGCAAAAAATTGCATCGGCAAATTAGCTTTCCTCGTTTGTTTCACTTTCTTCACTCCCTGAATCTTGAGCTTTTCCGTTGATTCCAGTTTTTCTCGGATCAGAATCTAAAAACAATCCTAACTCATCGAGCTTTTTGAAATCTTCAGAAACCTCTCGATAATGATCATCTGGGTGCTTACCTAATTCGCGAATCGCATCAGAAGGTGAAACAAGCCCAGCCCTAATCGCCTTAATCTTCGCTGGTATCTCTTTCGTGGGATCAATCATCTCACGTTTCGGAGAAGTCCAAATCGGATTGAAAACGTTAACATCATTTCGAATGCCTTGTGCTAATGCTACGTCGGCAAACCATTTGAAAACTTTATCGTTAAGTTTATTATTAAATACCGTTGCGCGCCAGCTTTCAAGTGTTCTATGCATTTCAAGCCAACCCATGCGAGCCGACGAAAAATTAACTTGAGATAAATCACCTGTTAAAGATTCGTAGGAGATTTGAAGCCCAGCGGCTATAGCGTGCAGGATCGTCGAAACATAATCTCGATATGAATCTTGAACACCCGGAGGATTCGTGAACATTATATCCTTACCCGGAGGCAGCGTATCGATAGAACCGGCCGAAAGATTGCAAAAAGGATCATTTTCAGGATCATCATTTCCATCAACGGCTTCGAAATCTTTTATAAATCCGGCGAACATACTCGCGATTTTTTGGCGAACTAACTGAGCGTCAGTGTATTCATCCAATTCTTTTAAAAGAATCATAACAGGATGAAACCAAGTTACGCCGCGATACTGTCCCGGCCGATCGTTTCTAAAGATATGAGCGATATCATTCGCCGCAATTCTTTTAGTCACAAAAGTCGAGTTTAAAAGCTCCTCAGAGACGCCGCCCGGATGCGTTTCATACATATGATAGGCGACGATTTTATTTTTCTTGTTAAGCTCAAGCCCTTGAACTATACGGTTTCCAGAGTTAGCCCTTGGCGTTGCTACCCTATCGACCGGACAAAAATCACTCTCTAGAATCTGAAGCTTTAAAGGGAAAATCGGATCATTTGGAACCAAAACCCTTTTAACAAAAACCTCTCCCGATTCAACCGTTGACTCGGTAACAAGCTTTTGAATTCCCGCTAGGGTAAGCTGGCCATCATAATCGCAAGCCGTTGTTTCGGACCATTCTTTCCAAAGCTCGGCAAATCTACCCTCGGAAAGATGAGGTTTGATCCCATTTCCGACGATATTGCTTGAGATAACCGACTTCGCTTTAGCCGCAAATGGATTATTTCGGCACAAATCACGCGCTCGGTTTCTTAATATTTCGATTGATTGGTTTTCATTGTTTACAGAAGTAGAATCGGCTTTCCAATTTTGCGTTCTTTTGGAGCGACTAGCGCCCTCATAATGGCGAACCGCTTCCATCGCCTTGCGGCTTTTCATTCGATTTAGTCCGGCATTCGGCGAGAAATAGCCTATGAGATTATCTAACCACACTAGCAGAGCCCTTTACTTGTACTCATAACGCATCGGCGGGTTTTCTTAACGCAATTGACCTCACGCCGCATTAAATCCAAGGTTTCGCGCATTTCTGCAATACTTCTATACTCAATTTCTTTATCGGTATATTTAACCTTGCGAACGCCTTTAGCAATAGCCTTTTCAAGCTCTTTGATATCTTCTTTTGTGAAATTAGTTTCAGTTGACATTCAAAACTCATAAAAAAGAGCCTCTAAATCGCTTATGCTTACGAGGCTTATCTTTAGTTTTAGGCTTATCGTCTACCTTTGGTTGTAACACCTTTTCTATTTTTGGTGCTACTTCTTTTTTCTCGACGGGATTACCTTCAATTTTAACATAATGAGTTTTCATTTGCATCCGATCCCAATCGGCATCCTTAAAACGACTCATGCCAAGGCTTTCAGCCGCAGCCATAGCATAAACGCGAACGTCTAACGCTTCGTTACGATCTCGAATGAGCTTAAACTTTCTCACCTCGCGAGATCCAATCACCTTAGTTTCAATGGCTTCAGCGGTTAGCATCTTAAAATATTCCTCTCCATAAGGGAGAAAATAGCAAAACCCTTTCGGCGCCTCCTCATCATCGCTAGGCATCTCTTTAGTAAGCCAGCTATAAAGCTGTTCTTTCGCAACATGAACGCCAACGTGCCATAATTTTAGCCCGCGCTTTATAGTTTTTCTTCCATCGATACGAATATCGACCGGTTTCGGAATGCTTAAAATCTGAGGCTGACTCTCTCGGCCTTTGATCGCCATTACCCGCCTAAAAGGTTGACGGCGTACCCAATCGTAAACAACCTGAGTATTATAACCGGAGTCAATCGCGAGCTTTTCAATCTTATAGCCTTTTCTTTCATCACCTTGAACCGGATAAACCTTTTCTAAAAGCTCCTCAAGCTCAGCCCAAACCTCAGGCTGATCGGTAAAACCATGCAAAACAACGTAATCGATTGAATAGCTAACCTTGTTTCTCGCAAATCCTACAACCTCGATCTCAAGTCGATCCCGTTGAACGTCAACCCCAGCCACTAATAGGCATGTTTCATGTGGAACATGCCCAACCCTATAATCACAGGATCGAGATCGCTCCCAAAGCCTTTTCCAATCCGGTTGCTCTAATTGATCCTTGTAGGTTTCCCCTAAAACGGTATTGATAAAAACTTTTCTCAACCGATCATCTTTTTGACCTTCGATAAAATCGTTTATACAATCAGCCCACGAATACCAGCCCACCGGAGAATACAAGGCATTAAGGTGATAGCCTCTAACCTTTGGATCCTTACCCTCGGCCGTTGCTCTCCACTCACCCGCAGCGAGCATTTTGGTTTTTTGAAATTCTTTTATCGGCTCCTCGCAGCTTTCGCACTCGTACCAATTGTTGAAATGATTATCATCATCCCACTTAAGACGATCCCAAATCAAAGTCTGATAATGATCGCAATGCGGGCAAGGAATAAAATAATAACGTTTATCCGTTGTTTCAAAATCGGCATCGATTCGGCTTTCGCCGTCAACGGTAGGAGTCGAAATCTCTAAGGTTTTACGGCGCGAGAAAGTCGCTTGCCGTTTTTTCGCGAGCTTCGAAGGATCACCCTCACCCCCTACATCAGAAGGATAACGATCAACCTCATCGAGCATTAGGTTTTTTGCGGGCATCGATGCAAGCCCAGAGCTTGAGTTAGCACCTGTTAAAAACAAAGTCCCGCCGTCAAAAGATTTGCTCATTAAGGTATTATCTGAATCTTTAGATTTCTTTCGAGCTACGGCGTTCTTTATTCGCGGCGTTTCATCAATCAAAGGCTCAAGCCGCTGCTTCGAGAATTTCTTAGCCATTTCAACCGTTGGTTGAACTATCAGCATCGGAGCGGGCGCGTAATCCATACAATAGCCGATCCAGTTGTTGCCGCATTCCGTGGCACCAATCTGCGATCCTTTCTTAAAGATAACCTCTCGAACCGTACTCATATGGCTCAGACAATCCATTATCTCCCTTAAATAAGGCGTTCTATCAGTTCTATATTTTCCCGGCTCAGCCGAAGCTTTAGTCGAAAGATAGCGATATTTATCGCTCCACTCGGAGACGGTCAAAATTGGATCAGGTTTTAAACCCCGCGCTAGGGCATCTATGAAAGGCATAGGCGAAAAATACCAATATTTTTAAGGTTTAGGCAAGCATTCGCTAACCATTGAAATTATAGAGAAATCTGAGGTTTTTAAAAATAGGCATTAGCAATGGTTTGTTTTCATTGAGCTTTTCAGGTTG